GCTGACAGGTGATTGGCTAGGGCAATCTCACCCAATCTTCCGGCAAGATTACCCGCACCCTTTGTAATGGAATTCTTAATGCCGCCAAGATCATTTGCCCACTGCAATGCTTGGTCTATCATTTCCTGATTGAACTTTATTGATTGCATCTGTTATGGTTCCTATGTTCCAACATTTAAATAGTTCCGTACCGCAATCCTCAAACCCAAGTTTACGCATATTGTGTTCTCTGAGCAATGCGTGTACTTCTTTCTCCGCTTTAAGCGCATCCTCAAACCAATACTTTTCCTCAAGTTTAAAACATCCCCACCGCCTAGCCTCTGACAGTCTGCCTTGCATACCATCAGGATAGGTCTTGCCAATCTTAAACAACCAAGGGGTTTCGGTATTCCTGATAACGTAGACCCAACCTTGCGGCACTACCTCGCCTTCAACGTGTACAGTTTCTCGTTTGGTCATAGGCTTTGACGGCCCATACTCAGACTTGTGTCTGGTGGTTGTGTCTACAACTGCATTGTTCGTAGATTCCACAAGAGCAAAGATTTCGCTACGCTGTTTCCTAGTCATAGCGCGTAACTTTTCGACACTCCCTACCAATTTTATAGAGGAAGATATTTTTGCGTTGTAAAAGGAAACTCCGTATTTTTGGCAACGGCGACAAAATGTTTGAAGCCCATTTAAACGCTGTGCAAATTCGCTAACCGGAACCATGTGGTCAGGATAATCATCGCCACATTCCCAATGCCCCCTGTAACCGCTACATCTTTTTACGTTCATTTATCCACTCCATTATACATTCGTCTAGTTCCTCTTTGGTTTTAAAATGTCTGTTGTCTACATGAAGGTAGGTTAGTTTGTCATCACTAACAAGGAAACTCCAACCCTCACCATTCCTGCTTCTCTCCACCCTCATGCCATCTATCCTACCTAAGTTAAACGCTGATCCCTTACCCCATTCAATGGACATCTGGGCCTCTCAGTTCCGGGGAAAACCCCACAACATTCCCGCCTGTATCCTGCCGCAACATCCGCTTGAATGATCGCCACATAAACTCATGCGCCTGATACTCCGATTGTTTAGCGCACCCTTCAAGCAACTGCTCCATATCATCTTTTTTAAAAAGATCATGCTCCATCCCATCCGTCATCAATTCCAATGCCGCATCGAAATGGAACACAATCATTGCCGGTATACTCATCGCAACTGCTTCATCCTCTTATGTAGCGTAAGCGCCGATAAAAAGGCTTGAAAGTTTTCCTCAACTTCCGTTGACCTGACCGCTTCAAATCTGCCTGTCGCTTTGTCACATCTGAGAATGTATGTAGCATCCACCGGGATTCCGTGTATATCCTCCACCGCTTTAGCATACGCCGCAACCTGTAGATGATACTCAGGATAAACCGCCTTACTCGTTTTCCAATCAATAACACAATACTCTCCATTAATTATTGCTCTTGCATCCACAGTTCCCGCATATCTATATTTCCTGTGGAATAGTTTTTCTTCTGAGGATTTCCACTCAACTACATTTTGGTTTACCCAATCCTTGAAAGCGCCTATAGAATTTATAGCCTCTTCCTGCTTGGGCATCTGGGGTATCTCACCATCCCCAAGTTTCCAGTTAATCGCAGACTCTACCCATTCATGGGTGATGTTACCTATGTTCAGCGCATCATGTGACTTGCTACGATAGGCAGACTTCATCCCTTTGATAAGGGGTTCAAGGGCCATACGCGATTTGTAAACCTTAGTCTTTTTAGATGAAGAGTCCTCGTCAAAGAAGAAGTTCTTCTCCAACCAGTTAGCCCCCACCTTCAAAGCCCAAGGTACAAGAGCGGGTTTAGAGATAATGTCCAGAACCTTAGTGGCGCTTGGGATTATCTCATCCCCCACCTTGTATGAGTGGAGTTTACTGTCGAATAACATCTCGACAGTATCCCCATCATGGTAGTTAATTTTCATTAAAACGGAACTTCAGAGGATACGCCCTTAGACGCACCAGCACCATTATACGGCTCTTCAATTCGGCCAGAATATCTCAGTTTACCTGAGTTCTTCTCCCATATTGATACACGCATCTTCTCACCATTGATCCATGCGTAGCCGGTCAAGTCAGGGCGATTCTCATTGCCCTCCTTGTCATTTTCAAACAGCGAAAGATCGCCGTCCTTTGGTACATAGTCGCTCATATATATCTCCTATAAGATTTTGTGTTCCAATCGCCTATTTGCTTGCTCAGTGCGCCAGACTTCAATATGAAGTTCTGCCACCTTGAGTTCCCAACGTAGACGCTCTTCGTTTTCGATGGCTACCGCGATACCTTCTATTGTTTTGGTAACTTCCGGTTGCATCGAAACCCAATTCTCCTTGTCTGCTACAGTCTTGCCTATGGCTCTACTGTACAACACGGAGCGTTGAGTCTTTTTGTACTCCGTCAACTGGTACGTTTCGGCCTTGGCCTTTGCGTACTTCGGAGCAGTCTGTTCTATCTGTGTGAGGTATCCCTCAACTTCGCCTTCTATATTCATATCTCTATTATACCATCATCAAATGCTTTGTCAAGTGTTTTTAAAATAAAATATGGTTGCCAGTTCATCAACTCCGCATCGCCTGAGTGTATCTGTGTATGACACTTAAAGCAAAGGGGCATTGTCAACCAGTCATCCGCCTTGTACCCCATTCCACCAGAAAGGGGTGCGTACCTACCTTTAAGGTGGTGCGCCACCACAGTCCCATCCGTAGCCTTACACTCGCTACAGGGAAGGGTGGCTACCCACTCAAGGTATGCCTTACTTTTGATCCTTGGCATTAATTTCCTCTATTAGTATATTAGCATACTCTATGATCTTGCACAAGTCGGACATTGGTTCGCCCTTCTTGTCCCATCTACTAGCGTATTTTACTATATTACCGGAGCAGAAGTCAAGCCTATTTGCCATGATGTACTCAATAGGCTGTATCTTCATCTTGTAGTGAGAGGGTTTCATATCCCGCACACGCCACTCAGACATTGCTCTTCACTGTTATCCTCATACACTACGCCACGCTTACTGTGCGCCTCTTCATAAGGCACTGACGTTATAGGCTGTCCACCCCTAGCGCCATCAGGATACACTGTCAGACCCCTTAAACCGGGGGCGTAGTTAGCGATAATCTTCTGAAAATCCACCACAGTATCCTCATTGTTTGATTCCGTTCCCCAAGCGGGAAGGTTCAACGTGGAACTAATAGCATGGTCAACGTGCTTCTGTAGTTCGTATTGAAACTTCACCCTGCGTTCAGGATCGAAGGCTAGGTCTACAGCAGACTCAATCTTCTCCGGTTTTATTCCAGAGTCGATGAGTTCTTGGGCCGTACCGTCAACGACAAACTGATGTTTCCATCTGACTCCATCTGCAAGGTAGCGTCTGCGGTATGCCACGGCGTAGATTGGCTCCACGCCACTGGTTGTTCCCGCGAGAATGCTAATTGTCCCTGTCGGAGCGATTGCTCGGTAGCCTTTAGGACGGTTGAGAAAAAGTCTGTCGCAATGAGCGTCAGCGGATCGTTTGCTTTCTCGTTCATAAGTTTTCATCCATTGTTTAAGTTCATCTACCATCTCGTACTTATAGCCACGCTTGAGTAACCATTCGTGCATACCCATAAGTCCAAGTCCTATACGACTGTTCTTCTGTCTTACCTCTTCAACTTTCTCGTAAGGTAATTGCGCTCTGATAAGCCCACATACCAAGAACTTACTCGCAAGCCCAACCACTTCACGAAATTCTTCGATAGAATCAATGTTTGCAAGATTAACAGAGCCAAGATTACAGACATCACTGTCATCTTCACTCGTAATCTCCGTACAAGCATTTCTAAGCGTTTCATTTTCTTTTTCTCCAAAGTTAAAACTAAATCCCGGTTCACCTGTCATCATAGCCTGACGCACATTCTTAACAAAGATGGGATCAGAACCCCGCGCATCAGTATTCAGCCACGCATCATCATAGTTTAGGCTGACGTTCATCATATCCAATGGGGCAGGGAAATTAAAGTCTGCCTGTTTAAGGGCAGACAGGGTAGTATCCCCGGCCTTCATATCATGCCAATTCTTAGCCTCAAGTAGGTTAGAGGCATCCTCATGTTGCCAGTTCATACAGCCATACAGGGCAGACCTCCGACTGCCACCCTGCATGACATTCCTGCCGACCTCATTTAAGGTGAACAGAAGGGGGATGGGGCCGGAGGCAACCCCACCTGTGCGCCTGAGTTGTCTGCCTGACGGCCTTGCGATGGAAACATCAACCCCAATGCCTCCACCCGTCATTAAGCAGGACATCGCTCTCTGCGTCACACTAGCCCACTCTTCTCTGGTATCCTCTTCCAACTTCAGTAAGTAACAGTTATTATAGAACCGCGCCTCTCTCCCTGCGTACCACAGGTATCGGCCACCGGGCATAAACTTAAAGTCAGATATGTACTGAACCAGTTGATCTTGGTCAGGCTTGGACATCAGGTTATTCTTCTTACCATCGTATGTACCGCAAACATTATTGACTACGGTATGCGCCTTGTCCTCCCAAGTTTCATAAGGGTTGCTTGCGTACTTCTGCTTAAAGATAGTTTCGCCTAGTTCGGTTCTAAATTTCATTATATCTGTATTCCCCACAGACATCGTTTTCGTAATCCCAATACTTACCAACCTTCTTCATCTTGACGTTTTCCTTCTCTCTCTCGTAATGCCAAGCCTTACTTGAGAACTCCCTGTAGGAAGAGTAGAACACATCCCCCTCACAGTCGGCAAACTCCTGAGAAAACTTCAACGCCTCTTCAGCCAGTTCACGCCTTGCTTGATCTAACTGCAACTGATCGTATTCTTTTTCTTTCTTGTTCTTAGAGCGAGTTTTCATAATCTTCTCTCCATCTGTCAATGTCTTTGTTATGGCGTTCCGCCATGAGTTTATCATAACCTTCTGGCGTAGCCCACTCTGCGGGTTTATGATTTGAATCAAAGGCTGAAGGGTAGTAGAGATAGCGTCCAATTCCCCAAAGGACTGCGGCTCTCTTCAAGGCATCGCTAATGCCCCCTTTGTCGCCTTCAATGTCAGTATCACCCGCGCCGTCAGACTTTGTGATCCATTGACCATCTATTCTGCATGACAACTTGCAGATCATACGGCCACCTACGCTTTCGTAATGAGATTCCCAACCTCCGACCCCAAACACCTCATCCAGTCGGTTCATTACATCCCGCGCATCAATGTACACCAAGTCTTTACCACCCTTGTAACCTTTACGCCACTTGTGATTGGCAAAGGGTTTCTTCAACGCTATCTCTACATATTTCATATTATTCCTCGTCTTTAACTAAAGTTTCGTGATATCCACCATCGTCATCATACCACCCATGATACACATTGTCAACTACTTTTTGACGGTGTATTACATAAGGGTTATCCTTAGTTCCCTCTCCCTCAATACGTTCCCCGCTAAAGGTGCGGTATTTGATGGGGGAAAAGAACTGATCCATAAATTCCCTGTCAAAGGGATGCACTGTCATCTTCATTTAAAACTCCTATAAAGTGTTCGGCATCTACGACTACCAAAGGTTTTTGCCTATTGCGTTTTACGATTAGCAGAGGTTCGTAGCCCCCTGCGTTTGCTTCTGCTTGTTTCCAAGCCTCCCACAAATTTAATTTCTCCACGTTCTTGCACTCAATACTGTATGGGAAGATCGCTCTAGCCTTGGGAGAGAGCATAACATCCTCACCCACGGCTCCTGAACTGCGCGAGTATACATCATCTGGCTCCAGATCAAATACTTTAATTAAGAGCGACCTGACCCATTGCTGAAGCCTTCTGCCCTTGGACTTTGCGGATGATGTTTTCATTGATTCCTTCTGTTAGTGCCACTCTGTCTAACTCCCCCATTATACCACCTTTGGGTGGAGTTTTCAATATGGCTTTGGGAAATTGCCCATCATGGTAATAGTTCATTGAGGCTAGGTCAAGTTTTAAATCCAAGTCCATCTCAGCCCCATCAAAATGCCTTGCTTTACAAAGACTTAGGTATGCGTCAATCTCTGGGTCATCATGCACCCTGCCCAGAATGATTACGTTGTCTGCCCTGTTTGTTATGTCAGCAGACCCCGCCACGCTCCACTTGTCTAGCCTGTCTCTGACTGACTGCCCTTTCCTAGCGTGAGCCACCAGTATAACATGGACACCTAACTGTCTTGCTGTATTGGCAAGCCCCTGCACCACCATCTTCTGCCCATTCCAATCGTCGCTGTTCATGCTCATGGTCATCAGAGAGTCCACTAGGAATACATCAATGCCTAGTTTGTCATAAGCGTACCGCATAACAGACAGCAGGACGCGAGGGTTTACTGTGCCGTGTTGGTCATAGAACCACAGTTTATCATTGCTCCATTTGGTGAACTGTAACCCTGCTTCCATGTCTGGTTTATTCTGGAGCGACGCCTGTCGCCACATTCTAGCCAACTGAGCCTTGGGTGACATCTCAAGCGATACTGAGAGGCACTTATGCCCCTGCTCCATAGCAGACAGTAGACACTGAGAGGCAAACAGGGATTTCCCCGCGCCATTAATTCCCGCTAGGATAGTAATCTCTTCACCACGCATCCTAAACTTGTCATCAAACTGACTGAATGGGAGTTTAACCCCTTGTAATTGCTCTTCATTGAAGAAGAAGTCAAAGACCTCACTGGTGAAATCATTTGATGGTCTTACCTTACGCTCTACCGATCCAACACTGTCGTACTTCTTTAATTCTTTTTCTGTGATTTCCATCTGCCGTATCTCCAGTTGCCACCATGCCGGTAGTATTGATCGAATGATTTTAGTTTGGTGCTATAAAATTTGCTCCAATCCATCCCCTTGATCCTGACCTTGTTCGAAGTTTCAACCCTTAATGGGTTGTTGTGGTCATTGTCTAGGAACTTTTGGGGTATTGTACCAGTCATCTTCTGGATACGCAAGTATATTTTCCACGCCTCTATCATCATCTTGTTTGTTGTTCTGCGGGAGCGGGATAGAATGTCAAGACATTTAATCGCGCTCTTCATCATTGTCTCAGACTCCACATCCCCTTGATGGCGTACAGTAGCCACCATTCTTTTGGGGATGTTTCGGAGTATCCTTAATGCTCTTTTCTCAAGGTCAAATCTGTCTATGGTATCCCTCCATTTTTTCTTATCAGTAACAAACATAATTAAAACTGGTAGTCTGGCAGGGGGAAAGGAGGCCGGACTAGCGCCCCCACCAGACTCTCAGATGCCAGCATCACCTGTCTAAACTCGCTAGCCCAACTAGATTTCAGAGTATGTTCCGGCGTATGGGTTTGGTTCTATCTCTTCATACTCCCATTGCCTGCGTTTGTCTTTCTCTTCTGACATTGCATCGTCGTATTCCTGCACCGCCCATGTACTGAGGTCAGACAGTTTAAACAAAGCATCCGGGGTCAGCACAAAGCCGTTGCCGTTTAACTCTATCACAATACTATTGTCGCCACCAAGGTAAACGTCAACGTCATTTACCACTAGATTATCAAACCACCAATCTACCTCTTGTTTTACCCGCTCATTGACCGCCTCTTCAAAATCCTCCGCATAGGCTTGTGATTTGGAAAAGGCGTTGAAATCTCTCTCAACCGGATCAATCATTTTATTCTCCCTCTTCAATGTGTTTCAAAACGAGGTCTAAATGCTCTTCAATCGCCTCGCATATCTGCCCTTTGTCAATGGCATCCCAAGTGTCATCTGCCACGATATGATTAACCTTTGTGCCGTGATGCTTTGATACTAACTCATGCAGGACAAGATCAAAAATGTCATGTGCTATAGCGGTGGACAGTGAAGCGTTGTTTACTCTCGACTCGCTTAACTTGCGCCACAGTCGCGCCTCTGATGCTGAAATTGTCATGTTATTCTCCGTAGTTATCGTAAGTATAGTCTGCTATCTCTTCAAAGTCAATCTCTTTATCAAGCAAATCCCAAACTTTTTCGATGGTAGATTCCTTGATATACCTGTGCATTGACTTGGTTGAGTAGTTCATCAAATCCCATTTGACATCATCGTAGTTTTCTTTAGTTAGCATATTGACCTCTCAATTATTTTCTTTGCTGTTGCTGTTAATTGTACACCATTTATTGCACCGTCCACAATATCGTTATCCAGTTTAAACAGATGTCCGTATCCTATCTGGTCATTGTTTCCTTTGGATGCCTTGCGTAGACCGTCCATGACTGACCTGATCTGCTCA